CTAAGCTGAGTGCGACAAGTCGCAACGGGCGCAAAAAACGCTATAGGGGTCAGGGACACTAGGGCGGGTTTAGCAATCTGGAGAATGCAGCGGACTCATAATCCGCCGAAGGCCGGTTCGATCCCGGCATCCCGCACCTGGGGGTATGGCGGAATTGGAAGACGCGGCGCACTCAAAATGCGCTGGCTTATGCCTTGGGGGTTCAAGTCCCCCTTCCCTCATCGAAAACAGGACGCTGTTTTCGACCTGGAGTGGTGACCAGGAGCCGAAATGCACCCCTGCTCCTTGACGTAACAGGAACAAAGTCAAGGCGCTTAAATCAGCCCGCGTAGTAGGCTGTGACTAGGGGGGTGAACAGCATCCCTCGGCGGGGTGGCCCCCCGCATCTGCCCTCTTAGCTCAGTCTGGATAGAGCCGTGGACTTCTAATCCACTGGTCGCAAGTTCAAATCTTGCAGAGGGTGTTAAGATAGTGAAAATACCACGCTCATGGCTAATCTTCCTCCCCCTTCCGGTCTCGTCTCAACCACAGGACTGAAAATGTGGGAAAGGCATGGAATACACTGGGACTACTCGGTTAGTGACTTTGACTCTGCCTATAGTTACTACAATTACCAGGGGGAGAGAGGCACCCTATGGATGATGGGGCAGTTGCTAAGTGAAGTTGATGACGCAAGTTCCATTAACTTTAAACTTCTTTCCAATCTGTGCAAAGTATTGCAGCAGATGAGTGATAGAATTGACGAACTGGAGGCGGAAAAAGCATGTAAAGAGTCCTTCTGGTAGTTAAAATTCCGTTGAGGGCTAGTTGAAAGCTAGTTGATGACCTCAATCAACTAGGCCGTGATCCCGCTTGGCAAACCCTCCACCCCCATTCGCATCAGTCTGCTGGAGGAAAAGTTCCAGGCTTATGATGAGCTGAGTAAAAAAATGCTATCTAAACTCGAGCAGGCTGTGGAGAAAATCTCCGAATCTAATCAAAATATCAGCCAAATACTGATTAGACATGAGGAGAGGATAGATAGATCGGTAGAAGCAAATGATGCCATCTTGACCATGCTAAGCCGTAGTGAGAGTGATCTAAAGGGTGAGATGGAGAAGCAAGACAAGAAGTTCAAGGAAGACCTTGACAAGCACGAAAAGAAGATTAACGACATGAACACCACCCTAGAAGACCTTAAGAAAAACCGGTGGATTTGGTTCGGGGTGATTCTGGCCAGCTCGTTCTTCATCAATCAGCTTAAACTGGCGGAAAGGATCCTCCCGGCTCCTGCCCCACAGTCCGCCCCCCTCATTCGCTATGCGTGGCCTTCGAGTACTACACAGATCTGAGATCTATTCCGTAGTCCATACAATAGTCGATTTTGACGGCCACTACGCAATCTGGCTTACCCAGTGCGGTCGTGTGCTAGACTCGCGTCTTTGTACGGTGTTGGGACGATGACCACCCCTAACTGGCAACACAACTCCGGGAAAGAGAAGAAACGCACCCTGAAGCCCGCCTCCCTCCGGAGTGCTAAGATGCGGAGGAAGTTCCTGTTGCTTAAGCTGGACAGTGTCAAAAGGCCTACCTGACCCCATTCTGCACAACCCGCAGATGTTCAGCAATGTCCCGTTTCTAAAGAACTACTTTCTTCGACGTGCTGAAGAGAGGTCTAATGCTGAATTGATGAGAGAATATACGGAGAAGATGAGGTTGTTCAACAGGATTTACGATGTCTAGACCTTACGCCTTCGTGGGAGATTTGCACGGCAGGGCAAATGTTCTCCAGGACATTCTGGAAAGGGACAAGGGGAAGTATCACTACATCTTCCTCGGGGACATTCTCCACCACAAACCCTTCTTCCGTAGAGCGAAAAGGGTGTCACCCATTCGCATTTTGGCCCAGGTGTATGAGCTGGTTTCGACTGGAAGAGGAACACTCATACTGGGAAATAATGAAAACTACATCCTTAGAAATCTGATAAATGGGGAGGAAAAGATCAAGAAGAAAGAGGTAAAGTACACCCTGAAGTGCCTAAAGCAGCTTCCTCTGGCAGAAAGAGTAGCTTACCTGGGAATGCTTTCTAACTCCCCAACTCATTTGGAAATAGACGGAACTTACAGGCTAGCCCATGCCTACTATCCCCATCAGGGGGTACAGGTATCCCGGAACCAGGTCATTCATGGGCCGGGCTATCTTTGGTTTAGGGATGAGGATCTATCCGTACACGGAATAGACCCCAACTATCAGTACTACTTTGGCCATTACGGTTTACCGTACAGGAAGGGGAACGTCCACATCCTCGATGCGACCTCCTTGGAGGGAGTAGGTGTGTATTACACAGACAGGGACGAGTCCGTGCTATACTACTAAGGTCTGACTCTGCATTCCCCCATGACCCACACCAATGCTCTTGGGTACTCCATCCTGCCCCCGAGCATGGCCTCTAAGGTATTTGGAGAGGAGGTGGTAAAGAGCTATCATCCCGAAGAACAAACCAATATCAATGAGATCATTACCCAAATGGAGGGGTTTGGTGTGGAATTTCCCATCAAAAACCCTCCGACATTTACTAATCTCCCGGAGTTCAATCTGCCCCAGATCCAAGGGGAGAACATCTCCGAGCACTTTAAATTGATTTCTGAGGGGGCGGTAGGAGAGCAGAAAAAACTCCTGACCCTATTTGCTAATAGCGTCAAGGTAGGGGACCCGCCTCCACCCGAAGAAATTCGCAACTATGAGGGTTGGACCTCATACAAGTTTGACGGCACGTCTTGGGCCTGTACATATCTGGGGGAGAAGGGACTGGAAGGTGTGCCCATTGCCGTATTCGACTGCGAAACCTTTGTCCAAGGTTCTGAGTTTGGTCATCCTATTCTGGCCACCGCTGTGGACATGGAGGGGACGTATTACGTCTGGATGCACGAATCATTTTGTGACAGCAGCATCCCCTACACAGAAAAGCTGGTACCTTTGGGGACCACTAACTCCATTCTTGTCGCTCATAATGTGGGGTTTGATCGTCAAAGAACTGTAGAGGCATACTATCTCCATCACGACCCACTCAACCCGGACAAAGATAAAAGGTTTGGCAACCTCTGGTTCGACACCATGTCTGCCCACATCAACGTATCCGGTTTGGCCTCTGAGCAAAGATTCTGGTTCAAGGAGAAAGCCAGCAAGTTCTCTATTCCTCCATCATGGTCGGAGAAGGGATCCCTTAACAACCTCATCGACACTTACAACTTCCACTGCAATCCGGAGAAAAAACTCTCCAAGGATACGAAGAACACCCGGAATCTGTTTGTCGTTGCTAAATCCATGTCGGATTTTGATAAGGACAAACCCGAGCTGGTTGCCTACGCACTGAAGGATGTCCAAATTACCTTCGATCTCTTTTCTATTGTCTGCCTGAAGTATCTGCAGTCCAACCCGTCCCTTACCACCCTATACGGCCACTTTGCCCAAACTTCAGCCATTCTGCCAGTCAGTCCTGATTGGAACGAGTGGGTGGAAGGGTGTGAGAGGGTATGGGAGCAATCCATTGATCGGCAAAATGAGCTGCTCAAGGAACTGGCACTTCAACTCCTGGAGGACTGGAAGAATGACGAGGTCGATGTGGAGTCAGATCCATGGTATAAGCAACTAGACTGGACTGCAGACCATGCTTTGAAAAAGAATGGCACCCCTAAGTCTGTGTGGTACGGGGTGCCCGTATGGTTCAGGAAGAATGCAAGTAGGAATAAAGAGACGGGGGCTATTGTCCTCAATCCCATTACTACCAAGAGTAGAATTAGTCATTTGTTGCTGCGTTTGAGGTGGAAAGGCCAGCCCATCTTCTACACAGAGGAGAAGGGGTGGCAGTTCTTTGACGAGGAGAAGGGTGTATCTGCCCAGATCCCTCACGTAGACGGAGAGGGGGTGAATGTGGGAGGAGTCCTCAGCAAGGACTATCTGCCTGACTTTGAAAGTGGCATTTTGTCCAGCGATCTTCCCCAGGCCCAAGAACTACTACAGTTGGCCATAAGGGTATCCTATTGGACTTCTGTAAGGAGTAGGGTGAAGAAGCAACTTCCAACTAAGTCGAACGATACCGGTCTTACCATTATCATTCCCTCCACCATCCCTCACAACACTGCGACCAACCGGTCGGGTGAAAATCTCTGGCTTACAGTCCCTGACCCCAAGCCTGAGAAGATAGGGACGGAGGTAAAGACCCGGGTCCAGGTGTCATCCCCCTACACCTTTGTTTCCTCTGACTATGACGGACAGGAAGGCGTAGTGGCGTCTATCTTTGCCGACAGCGTGTACAAGATAGCCGGCAGCACTCAGTTTGGTCATAGTGTACTGGCCGGATCGAAGGACGATGGAACGGACATGCACAGCATGACTGCTAAAACCATTGGCATTTCCCGGTCTATTTCCAAAAACTGTAATTACGGGATGTTGTATGGGTCGGGGATTAGCACCCTTGCATCTACTATCCGGAAAGGGAACAAGAACATCTCTTTGTCTAAGGCTAAGGGCATGGCCAAAACCCTTATTACCAAGAAGAAGGGCAAGAAGGAGAATGGAGTTTACTACGGTGGGAGTGATTCATTCGCATACAATGAAATGACTCGCATTGCCAACTTGGACATCCCCCTAAACCCCCTCAGCGGTACGAGAATGTCTACGGCTTTTCGTCCATCTAACGTGGGGGAAAACTTCTTCACCATGCGGAACAACTGGGTTATTCAATCTACTGGCAGTGCTATGCTACATGCCTTCTTGACTGCGATGGAGTACCTTACCCATAGATACGGAGTAAGCGCACGTTTTTGCATTTCAGTTCATGACAGCGTCCTTTATATGTGCAGGGAAGAAGATGCTGACGTAGTCGCAGCTCTTTACCAGGTTGCCCACCTCTGGTCTTGGGCCTGGCTGAGGTACAACTATGGTATTTACGAGATGCCCCACGCAAATGCCTGGTTCAGCAGTATTGAGATTGATAAGATCTTTAGGAAGTCTGCTACAGCCTCTACTCTGACCATCTCTCAGACCAGGGCTGAACCCGATGGAAGAGCCCACACCATCGCCAGCCTAGTCCCCGTGCTGGAGTCTCTCCGTGCTATAGTTCCCTAAGGGAGCCACGTTCCCTAACCGGCCGGCTTTGCGGATTCGTCCGTCTCGTCGTCCGTCGCATAGCGCCCCAGACGGGGGCAAATGGGGGGAAGGTCAACGACTCTCCCCCTACCTCGTCACAGAGGCCGCTGTGTTGTCCTTTGCAACAGTTTCATGCGTAAAACTCTCGCACTAGCCGCACTCTCTCTTCTGGCTTTGTCCCCCGTACCGGCTCTGGCCTCATGGTCCGGTTGTGGACAGGCATCCCACTACGGAGTGGGGGATGGATATGGCGGTAGGACCATGGCCAATGGCCGTCCGATGGACCCCTACCGCATGACCACTGCTCACCCCAGCATCCCTCTCGGCTCTGTTCTTCTGGTCACCAACCGCAGAACAGGCAACTCCGTTCGGGTTAAGGTGACAGACAGAGGCCCGTACTATGGTGGGAGAATCCTGGACTTGTCCTACGGGGCTTTTGCACGGATCTCCAACCCCTCCCGTGGCCATGAGAGTGTCTGCTATACGAGGTTGAGCTGACTTAGCTTGGCAAGTAGAGGGGCATACGCCCCTCTTTTCTTGTTCAGAATTTGTCCAGAACCGAGCCCAAAAGGTACTTCATGGTCCGAGTTTGGGTCATCAAGTCCTCTACGAGGTTCAGAACACCGTACTCTTCCGCCTCATCGGCATCTTTGTGGAGTTTATCCAGGGCTTCGCAAAGCTCCTCAACCACCTTAAAAAGCCCCTCGATCAGCTCTTTGTTGGTGCTCCAGTCGATTTCCGGCACATCGTGGAAGATCTTGGCCGGGATTTCAACACCACTCCCCCTGGCCTGTTCAGCCATGGGATCGATGTTCCCGTCCGCCATCCCGTAGATTCGGGCAAAAAGCTCATGGTACTGGGGGAACTCCGGACCCGTGATGTTCCAGTGGGCTAGTTGCGCGGCTCCGGAGAGATTGTGAAGCCGAGTCAGGACTTCAATGAAGGATTTTTCCATGGTGAGTTGATGAGAGGAGGTAGGAGCTTGGGCTACGTTGCCGTCTGCTCACTATATCTCGGGTTGAGGAGAATGTCCAGGGGCTGGTAAGAACTTGTCCCCGGGTCTGTGTTTGGAACTGTATCTACACTATTTCTCCACAACCCGCAGTCGATGTTGAGCTTAAACCACTCTGGGAGGTCACGTCCAGACTTAATACCTTCTCTAGTACATTTCCAAACATTGTTTATTGTTCCTGTAACCACCTGGGCTTCATCCAGTGTTCCGTCGTCTCTCACTGCTGTTAGGGGAACGAACACATAGGTCGCATTACCATCTCCAGGTGAAGTACATTGAACAGATAATCTGTCCCCCACAGCTCTATTGCACCGGGGATCTTCCACTACATATTTTTCTACAGAGTCAGGACCGACAGTTCTTCTCCAGACAGCAAGCCCGGTCTGTCTACCGGCCGGGGTAAGGAGGCATTTCCTTGTGGGCAGAAAGTCTTCAACCCTTATAGGGTCGTATGCTGCGCAAGGTGTGGAGTAGAACCTTCCATCTACGAGATTAGCAGTAATGCTGTAGGTTTGCTCGTAGATAAATTGAGAAGCCTCCTTGGTTACCTGTACAAACCTCTCCGACCCCAGTTCAAATCCCGTCTGCCATTCAATTCCGGGAATGGGGGGACACCACCCCGTGACAGAATCGGCAATTAGGTCGAGGATGGGCAAACAGAAAGAATGCCCCTCCCTCTGAACTTGTTTCTGGACAAGGGTAACGGTGAAGTTCATTGTCCGGTTGCGTACAGTGGGGATGTACGCTCCCTTGTTTGAGTTCTGAGTTTCGGAGGAGGTAAAGGATACAATTATTACAGTCTGTTCGGCCACACGCCCGGAGTCGTCTAGGCTCTCCGCGAGCCTCAGGACCACCGCGCTCTGACCCAGAGACTCATGGATCTTGCGATGGAGCTGGTTTTCAATCTCAAGTAACATGTGCTAAGATGGGACTGTGTCTGCGCACACTCCCTAATGCGCTTTCAACAATGACGCCACAACTAGCACTATTTTCAGCTATAGTGGTAATTCTGCTTTTTTCTCTAATGGCCCCAATTCTTGCCGGACTGAGTATAGCAGTTGTCTTGTTGAAGACACTGCTCAAAGACCCCCAACCATCCAATGATCATGATGAGCAAGCCTGAGCATGCCCCCAAGGTTGTCTGGTCCAATGACCTAGACGGAATTTACCACTGCTATGTCTTGGAACAGACGGATACCTACGGGTATCTCAGGATGGAGCGCCATAGTGATGGGGAGAGGGTTCTTGACACAGAGGTCCCCATCTCCAAGCATTTTCGGACCCAGGACATTCTTCGCTGGGGAGATGTCTGCATGAGAGTTGCCAAGAGATATGAAGGAGGGAATTGACCAAGTCACGGAGGATTGTGCTAGGGCCGTAGCACTCTCCTCCCCCTCTATTTTCAGGGTGGGTTGCCTACTACTTAGTAAGGGTAAAGTATTGGTCAGTTCTACCAATACAGACATTAAGACCCACCCTATTCAGGCTCATTTTGCTAGCAGGGCTGGACTGGACAAAAAGGTTTATCTTCATGCCGAAGTGCGAGCTTTGTTGAAGCCTTGGGCTTCCCGCTGCGACACCCTGGTAGTCTGCAGGGTGAATAAAAGGGGTGAGCTTTGCATGGCCAAGCCATGCCCAGTTTGCCAACTGGCAATCGCTGAGTCGAGCATTAAAAGGGTGTACTACTCTACTAATCAGGGGGGTTGGGAGATTTTACGTTTAATCTGACGATAGAGTCTGGCCCGGGGACATGGGGCTTTTTAGTTAGGCGATGGAGAAACTCCGCTTGCGGGTCTTTTTCAAACCATTTACTGTAGATCCGACGCCTTTGCTCGTCGTATCCCTCCAAGTAATACTGACCCTCCGGCAGCTCTTTCCTCAACTCCTCAAAGTTGTTTCGGAGGGTCTTAAGTTGCTCTAGGGGAGTCATTTCAGCTACTTTTTGTGGACTGAGTCCAGCCTCCCTTAGCTGAGATCCCCTGAGTTCAGAAAGCTCCGGCACAGTAATTTCGTATGACCCATCCTCATTCTTTTCCACGATATTTGTGCCGGCAAAAAAGTCAGCCTGACCAGGTTTAAGCTGAGATATATGTTTGGCCGTATCGTTTTTCTCAACCTTCTCCTGTTTTACTAACTCCCAGGCCATACCGTTCCACTTGGCCATTCTGTTGTATATATCGTACCAAATACCCGTCCCTTTGGGTTTCCCTGGTTTTAGGGTTACGGCAAACTCAGGCAATGAGTTGGAGTCAACTCTCCACCCGTGGGGAACTTGTAAGTGGTTGTCAGAATTCACCACCGGAAACAAAGTCTAGTAGCTCCCAGTACCCCGTGGTGTAATTGTACGCAATTACATCCCCGGGTTGTGGTGACCTCTGGAAGTTTACATCGGCAAGATCGCGCAGCTTTCTGGTTGCCTCCAGATTGATAATGTATTGGCGGAGTTCGCTCGCAGTTTGTTTGTATGGGGTCGAGTCCGGGAACACCCCAAAGCTACTATGTTTTAACCCGTACAGACTACTGAGGTTATAGCTACATGCCGAACCCCCAGAGTCCGGCATGATAGTCAGAAGCCCTGCACCCCCTGGCTGAGCAGGGTTGAAGGGATCGTAGCCATAAGGTTGGTTCAGGGACATTGGTTATGGTCTGCTTCTACAGTGCTTTCAACTTTAGAACGTATCTTCCTCCTGTAACCCTCCGTCGTAAGTAGTCATATTCCCATCACTGTCTTCGACCACTACCACGTCTCCTTCGGCGGGCGTGGCGGCGTCTTGGGTGTCGGCAAACGAAGCCAGGTCCCTGGTCGTCTCTAGCTCGTCAAACACCCGGTTGACAGCCAGCGTGCTATCCCCAATAATGGTCGGGTTTTGCCTCCCCAGGTCTCCGCTAGGTTGCCTCACCGTCACTCCATCAATTACCACCGCACCCTTACGCTTGTAAGGGTTCCAGCGGTTGTTGGTTCCCCACCTCATCTCCCAGCGGGCCAGAGAGGTGTCTGTGAAAGCCCTATCGCGCTGAACACTGGACATGGTCATGGCACAAGCACTATTCCAGTAGCGGTAGGCCTCCTGCCACTTGAATCCAGACCCTGGAGATGACTTTGCTGCCCAGACATCCAGTTGCTTAAGGGCTGCTTCTGCCGCATCTACGACTTGTTGCCGGGGGCGCAACGTATCCAAATACCACCGGGCGATAGTAGCCTGAGTACGCCTATACGACCCCGCAATCAGGATTTTCCCCTGCGGAGGGGCTGTATCCATGTAGTTTGTGATCAGGGCCGCAGCGTCATTCAGAGCGAGTTGGATTCTCTCGTAGTTGACGGAGTTGGCCGTGGGGTCCTCAAGTCTGGATAGCTCCAAGGCCTCATTATACCCAAAGATGTCAATGAAGTAGTCTACTGTAGCCGGATTGCAGTTATTGGCTACGCCGTGACTATCTGGAGACGGGGTATATGGACTCATTGGTGAAATCTGCCTCTATACCGCTTTCAACTCAGTCCGGGTCGAATATCGCCTTGAGTCGCAAGTATTCTTTGTATTCGTCTGATTGTTTATCCTCTATGACTTTGTCATATTCAACACACATGCGACCAATAAAGGATTGAACATCCTCACCACCAACTCTCCCAGTCAGCTCAAGCAATACAATTTCATCAGATATTTCTGACCCGTGGGTGATATTGTAGTACTCTTCTACTGTGCTTGCCCCCTCCCTTGATATAATGTCCTCGATTGTGTCTTTTACTGACTGCTCAAGGTCAGGTTCTTCAATAATGTCCAGGTCCCCAATAGAGCCGCTAATCGTTGTCAATCCATCCCCCAGTGTGTCTAGGAGAATTAGGTACCGGCGGGTGGAGGCCATTAGAGGGGAAAAACTACCCTCCACCCTAACATAAAAAAGCCCACCTCGGAGGGTGGGCCTGGATTTATTGAGCCGTACCTCAGTAGGTACCGACCGGGTTTAGGAACAGAGCACCAGCGCCGCAGCGGCCGGTCTCACCCATACCCACCAGCTCAAAGCTACGCTCAACAAGAATGTCACCAGTGAAGGTGCGACGCTCAATGTTGAAACGCTCGGGAGTAGCCACAGGATAACCGGACAGCGTATAGGTGTACGCAAAGGCCGGAGTACCGTAGTTAGCATCGAGAGCGGGGGTGAAACCATCAGTACTACCACTGGGGTGATAGAACAGGATGGCCACGTTGTTGTAGATGTTCTCCAGCTTATTAGTTTCCTGATTAAGCTTGAGACGACGGGCCACACGGATTTCATCCAGGCCGAAGATCTGAGCCAGGCTCTTCTCGTCGACAAGGATACCACGCTGCATGAAGTCACGAATACGCTTGTTACGCTTCAGGGCGTTGAAGGAGTCCGGAGACAGCACAAGCTTATTCGGATAGCAACCAATCTGGCTACGCACCTGTTCCTTCATCGCATCCATGAGGACTTCGATGTCGGAGGTGGGGTTGTTGAACTGATCCGCACCACTGTTGTAAGTGGCGAGGTCGAGCACGTTACCACCTTCATACTGGGTGATGTCCAGAACCTTTTGGCTGACCTGCACTTCCCAGCTCTGCATCAGACGATTAGAAGCGTCTTTGGCAGCGAAGGCACGCAGATCGATAGCCGCAGCACCGTTCTTGGCCTCAGCAGCCACCTCTTCGGCAATTTCCCAGCTAATGGCTTCTTGACGAAGAGCAAAGCTGCGAGTACCGAACTCTTGGCTGATCTTCTGGATGTTGCTACCAGGAGAACGCAGGAAGGACTGCGCAGCGAACGCCTCCTTACCGAACACCAGAGTACGACCGGCACGGACATTCATGCTGACGGCAGGAGCGAAGAAAGTAGCAACGCCTTCAGCATTCTTATAGCCTTGCGCAATTTGCGTAAGGATGGGGTCAATTACCCTTACTTGATCGAGATTAAGCATCGTTAGTTACCTCAGGAACCAGCCTCATTACCGAGCTTCACTCGGACATACTGACCAGCACCCGCAGTGCTAATCACATCAAGAGCACGACCAACAACATTGCCAGTACCAGCAGTGCTGGAACCAAGACCGCTGCTACCTGCGTACACAGGATCATCGACTGCGAAGGTGGAAGCAGAATCCACTTCGACAATCGCAACGCCCGTGGTCACAATGGACAGGAGCCCCTGGTAAGGGAACACGCCGGGCTTACGAGCAGTGGTGGAAGGATTGCTTTCACCCTCGTAAGTGCCGGGCCAGATGTAAGCCGTAGCGCCGCTGATCGCAGCAGCAGGAGCGGGGGAAACAGTCGCAGCAGTGTCGCTAGTCCGTGCCATGACACGGAACAGTTGGGCACCCACCTTGATGGTGTCGCCAACCTTCAGCTCAGGGTCAAAGTTGGTACCGGTACCGGTCACAACACCAGCGGTGCTGATGGCCAGGGTGCCGGTCAGAGCGGTCATGTCCGACTCGACCACGCTGTAGCCTTTGTCGGTCAGCTCACCTTGACCGTAAACCTTGTAGATGCTCAGACCAGCAGCATAGCCGCCACCGGAAGCATAAGCACCAGACCGCTTTACAAAGCGGTAGCGTTCAATACCATTAGCGAGAGCGGTTGCGTCGGTGACGGTAACGGTCTCTACATACTGGTGATCGAACGACATGTAGCGAGGATCTTTCGCCATGTATTCAAATCTCCGTAGGGAAAATTAGGGGGGACAAAAAAAAAAGCTTTGACGGTATCGGTGTAACCAGAACAGATAGTCTTGCTATCTGCGGGGGGCAGAGCCCCCCTTGTTACACGTCAAGCTGTAAAGCTTTCAACTAAAATGATTCGGAAATGACAAGACGGACGGCGGACATGTAGTCCACACCGTTAGCCTCAGAGTACTCCACAGCCTTGGCGTGGATCTCCGCATTTCTCTCATCAAACACGTAGCCATCAGCAGCAGGCTTACCCACTTTGCTCTTCTTCGGGGGAGCGGATGCCTGCGTAGCCACTTCATTGAAGTTGACCATGGAGGGGAGATTTTCCAGCATGGACTTCATGAAGTCGAACTGGGAGGACTTGCCAGTCTCACTGAAGTTCACAGTGTTCTTGGCATTGAGGGTCTCCATGAATCTTACCAGGTCATTAGAGGGGATGACGGCCTCGGTGAGTTTGCCCTGGTCATAGAGCTTCTCACAGAAGTCACTAATCTCGCGCTGCCTCATCATCCGACGTTGAGCTGCCAGCTCTTCTTCAAGCTGAGCAACTCTTTCGGCCATGGGATCTTCTTCAGAGAAGGAGACAGAGTCCGACTCGTCTTCGGAATAGCCCATGTAGCCCTCGCCCATGTCCGACTCATTGCCGGAATTGGCAAGTTGATACAGGGCCATGATGAGCTGCTCTTCGGTGTACTTGGATGCGAGATCAGAGGCCACCGCTTCGTCGTCGTCACCGGACACATCATCTACATCCATGTCATCTTGCTCGCCCTCCATCCCATCCGGACCTTCGCCGCTGGGGGGAATCGGATCGCCTTCGCCACCATCCTCATCGCCCATTTCCTTGCCATCTGGACCCTCAACCATGTCCATTCTCTGCAGGGAAGGGTCGGCCATGCCCGGAACAGGTGCGCCGGGTAGACCATCGTCCGCATACTGAGCCTCATAGGGCGCAGCAGGACCGGAATTTTGGCTCTCAAAGCCAGTTTCCTCGACCACGGTGGGTTCGGTGTCCGGCTCGGTCTTCAGCCCATTAATGTTTACATTAATGGTCATGCCTTTCCCGTCAGCGTGATCGACAACCTGAGGAGAGGCTTCGGTTTTTCTTTTTGCCATAGTAGGTAGAGTTTCTTGAAATGAGATAGAAGACTCCCTTGAAGTAATTGTTATCGAACCTTCAGGGATAAGTTCGGAAAAAGCCGTTAAGCCTTTCACCGCAGGTATGGAAACAAGTCCAAGATGACGCAGATGCAAAGACCCGGGAACGGGATTGGTATCGGCATCAGGTAAGTAGAACGAGCTACTTACCTTTTTGAAAACACCGTCTCTAATTAGGCGCTCGGCCTTGGGGGTAAGCTCGATCTTACCCCACAAGGATTTGCCCTTGCGCCACACTTCTCTCACCCAGCCCAGAGCAGGAGTGGAATCATCCTGCTCATGGCCGATGATGAGCGGTGCTTCGTGCTTAGACGGGTTGTAGCTATTGACGACCTGATCCAGATCCTCTTCACTAAAAACCATCTTTTGCCCCGCTGAACTAATCTGCGGACCAGCTTTGAACATCTCGATGTACACAGCACGTTTGGGCTGGGCCTCAGTGAGAGGCCCATTCCCATTTAGGATGATTTCCTGTGAGGCTGGTTTCCGGAATCGTCTTGCCATTGTTCCTAATTATACCAGATTAGTTGCATTGAGGAATGAACTAAACCTCTCCTCATTCCGGCTGAAAGAGTCACTGATTAGGGACACTTGACCCAGAGGAGTTCTGGCGATGGTCACAGCAAGTCTTTCCAGGGTCGGGCTGGTAGCCACATACACATCGAGACGAACCGTGCCCTGCTCAAGGAGGGTGTCAGTGTTGTTGTCACTGTCACACTTGGCCAGGTAAGCTTGTTCGGGACGATTCCCGTACAGAGCACCTTGACGGTAGAACTGATTGAGAACCTGGGAAGCAATGGCTTTGACGCGGGAGTAAACCGTGTTGGAGCTATCAATACCCTCGAACAGGATGTCATCAAAGCTTCTATTCATTACGTCGATGAGGACGTTCAGAATGACGCGAGTGTTGACAAACCGGAACAGAGGAGAGCTGGACAGAGTCCGAGAACCCCAGACCACAATCCCCCTGTTGGGGAGAGATCTGATCGGGTTCAGGCCCAGGGCATAGGTGACTTCCTGTTGCTGAGCGGTGATGTTGAACTTCAGACCGTTCGCACCTCTGAGCGGGTAGCGAGAACCAGCAGGAGGCTGCTGGAAACCCTCATTGATGTAGCGACCGCAAGCAATGCCGGCAACAAAGGGGCTGGCCGGAACGAAACGATCGGAGCTATTCTTGATGTAGGGGGCGAAGAAAGCCGCATTACCAAAGAACACACCGACAGTTTTCTTGATCAGAGCCAGTTCTTCCTGAGCCTGGGACAGATTTTCGACATCTCCGCCACAGTCAATCAGGGCAACGTGCTGGGTGTTGCTAATGCCCTCAGTCGAACCAAAACGTCCTTCTGCGGCGGCGACCAGAGCCTGAGTAATCTTCAGCCTTTCGGACATGGCTTCAGATCTGCTGGCCAGATCAGAACCGGCCTGGTAGGACAGTTCCTTGTAAGCCTCAGGGGCCATCAGGAATCCGGGAGCGTAGTACTCATCTCCCATAGCCTTTTCAATGGCATAGACAAAGTCTTGCGACTTAGCACTAGATACCAGTTTGTACTGGCCATACCCAGCTTGCTCCAGGGAAGAGGTGAGCTTGACCACTCTGGAGTCCAGAAGACCACTGCGATCGGTACCGGTCAGAACAGGGCTGATAAGGCCGTTCTTGGAGGTAATGCGGACTCTGAGCACATAGTCAAAAGACTTAAACCCGTTGGCCAGAGACTTATCCAGATATGCAGTAGATCCTGCAGTCACAGTCACGTTGGCCGGAGTGACCACCGCAGCAGTGTTGGAAGTTCTGGCAGTGACGGTAAAACGAGTTCCATTGGCAACAATGACATCACCCACACCGATTTCGCTCAGGAACGCAGTACCGGTACCGGTCACCGTACCTCCGCTAATGGCCAGGGTTCCGCTAAGGGCAATGTCACCAATATCCGGACGGGTGAAAGGCGCACCAGCAGCAGAGATCAGGTTGGAGACGGCATAGCCGTTGTTCGGCGCATAGTTAGTTCCGGAGTAGTTAGAACCGGTAGCCACAGCTTCAACTGTGTAATACTGGGCCAGATCTTTTTCTTCGAGGATGGCTTGGATTTCGTCCCTAAGACCTTCAGCAAGCTCATCAGGATTGGCTCCATTGACCACAATGGCGCGGTTTTCACCAGCGACACTGACATAGAACACCTGGACTGAGTCGGGCAGGTAACCGGTCCGGGTAATGCTATCCCCGCTAACCGTAACCGTACCCGTAGGAACTACTGAGTTCAGACCGGAGACCAGTTTGGAGAAGGAGGTCGTACCAAGATTGTACTCCCAATACGCAGCGTCGGAATCTGCCCACTTATCTCCAGAACCCACACCAGAGCTAAAATCTTTGCTCACAGCAATGACTTTGTCATCGGGAATAGCTGAAGCGCCACTGTAGCTACCGTTGGCAATCAGGTAGGCCTTGAGGATGTCTGACTGATCGGTAGTCGGATCGTAAGTTCCGGCGCTAGCAGCATTAGCTGCTTGGATAAACAGACTGAGAGACGAACCATCCACGTACATAATCTCTTCCCCATTGGAGAGGAAACGAGACTTGCACCGGAAGTTTACCTCTTTGACCGAGGTAAAGAGCTTGACAATAGACGAAGTGTCCAGGTTGAGGGGGGTGGTAAAGCCCGTATCGCTGAACTGATAGGCCACAAAGCGGTCAACCTCGGGCAGCACTGTGCTGTCCTTGGAGAAAATGCGGAACTTACCCTGAGTTGCCTCAGTAGCAGTCTGCTCAATTCTGTAGAAATCGCTAAAGCCGTCAGAGTCGGGTCCGGACAAGTAGTTGTACAGATCCCGAGCGTTATCCACTGCGTCAATGGCAGTCGTAGTGATAACTTTGATCTCATCTCCGTCAACATCGGGGACGTTGATTGGAGTACCAAAGTACCGGCCATTGATCTTAATAGCAAAAGCGTTATAGCCACTTCCGGCTGCGCTTGCGCTCAGATCAATGACAGTTTCAGGGGTGGGAGTTACACGACCGAAATAAAGAATTCCGTTCACACCCACATTGTCAAAGAATGCCTTGACTGAGTCGTAGGTGGCCAGAGCCCCCGTACTACCGGTGGGAAGCACACCACCGATACGGTTAAGAAAATCCTGAGCCGAACCGACCTGAGTCAGTTTATACGGCAGGTAAGATGAATAGATGCCTTCCGCATCGCCTTCGTAGTATTCATCGGCTGGAGTAGTACCGAACAAATACCCCACTGCATGGCTTGCGATAGGCTGTGGCAGCCCGCCACTAACCGACTGGGCCACAAAGACTCCAGGACGATTAATGGCCGAGGCATTAATGGTGACTTGATTAGCCAAGGTTGCTCTCCATAAATGTACAGACCTCTCGTACAGCTTTCAACGAAGAGCGGGTGGTTTTACGAACCAAGGGTGGAATATAGGTCGAACAGCTTAGTCATAAGCCAATCAGAGCATTGCTGATCGCCGCATTTGCTATCCCCTAGCATCTTTACCGTCCTCCGTAAAAGCCTACTAAAGTCCTCCGGTCCTATAATTCTCGACGTGACAACTACGAACCGATTAAGCTCTACAATGCTCTGGTTCGTAGAAATCTGACAGAGAATAACCATTAGGGAGAGCAACTCTTGATGAGTTGCCTCGCTACTGAACCTCTGAGCTGTTGACGGCTGCGGGGGTGTTGAGTTGGTCAATTGCTTCCTTGTGAATCTGACACATTGCTACGAATTTTGACATGGGAACATGCTCCATCGCATCGAGATTCTGGAAAGACCCGTTTTGAATTGAGAAGCATTGCCTTAGCCAGTTCTCTTTGCTAATGTAGTTTTTAAGGATGTGGGTAGTCACCTCCTCATACAGCTTTCCGATAATTTTTGGCGTAAATCGGTAGAAGTTTGCCCCGGAGTTTGTACAGAGGAGGGAAAGAATGTCAATGACATGACTTGATTCTACCCTGTCGCTGTCTTTGGACAGGATTAGGTCGAGCAGTTCTAGGTCTTTTCCTGTTATGTCTCTAAATGACACTGATCGACCCTCCCCGTCCAGACAGCTAATGGTGTAGTTGTGGTTAATCCTCGTCTGTATTGCTTTTGTCCTCCTCCGAGTCCTCCTGATCATTCCCCAAAAGACCCCTCATCGTCTCCCCCAAAGCCCTGATTTGTTTTGCCCGGAGCTTCCTGGCATCCTTTAAGGTGAGCTTTCGACCACCTTCTGTGGGCATGTGAAGGATGCAGATAGTCTTCAGGGTCGCATCGATCTCATTGAGATCCTTATCCTTGGAGATTTTGTCGATTTCAATCAGGTCCTCCGCACTGGGCTCATGGAGGGAGAGGAATTTCCCCGGTGCGATCTCCACATTAATCACCTCGGGGGAGCCGAAGTCGAAATCAAGAGGGGCTTCCGCAAGACTTTCAATATCTCGCAGGGATTTGTTGGAAAGTGCCATGGCCTTACTACGTACCTACTCCATGCCTTAAACCTATTTTGGCTACTTTGAGAAAAAGTTGAAAGCTGTTTAGAATCTGGACGAGATGGCTGTCTCAAATAACCCGTTTCAGAATTGGGAAAGACAGAGGGATTCTTCTGACTACAGGTCAAGAGAAACCCAAATGAGTTCTTTGACTCGTCAGATGATGAAAAGACCGGAGTACTTGAGGGAGATTAACCGGGTTAATCCTGGTCCGTTGAGAAATACCCGGGCGAAAAATGCTGATCTGTTTGGTCCATACCCTGAAAGAGTCAACAACCAGGACTTGTGGGGTTGGCAACCATGGGCTGAGAAGGGGTATTACCTAGTCGGTTCAGATCTGTCTTCCAATCTTCTCGAAGAGTCAGATGTGGCAATCGGAGGTCTGGTTATTGACGATCAGCCGGTTCAGGTTGAAGTGAGCCCTGATACTGTGATAATTAACACAACCTTTAAGGGGTACAATCATGTTCAGTCTACTCCTTCCGCGGAATGGGTTATCAACCACAATCTAGGATTCTATCCTTCGGTCGAACTCCTTAACAGTGACAATGCTGAGATGGAGGGATATGTTGATCACATCTCCATAGCCACCCTCCGCGTTCTGTTTAACATTCCTGTGTCTGGGAGGGCAAGACTGATCTAATGGAAACCAGGTTAATCAATACCGATCTGACTTTTGCGGGAGTCAGCAGAATAAAAAATCTTCCGGAAGCAGTTGATGACTCCGAACCTGTCACCCTCTCTCAGTTGAAAGCTCTAGAGGAAAGACAGTCCGTTATCGACTACGAAGAAGCGGTGAATGGAAGTATCCCTGTCTACAGCCAGCTAAATGGGAAGTTCATCGCCAATGAGCTTAACACCAAACTCACTCTAACTGACGGAGGAAACTTTTAAAAAATGGCTAACGTTATCAGAATTAAGCGCAGTACTACGACTGCAGTACCAACCAGTCTTCAGAATGCTGAGGTTGCTTACTCTGAGCTTAGTGAAAAACTGTTCTATGGTGTTGGAACTGGAGGTGAGGGAGGTACTGCTACTACAATCGTAGCTATTGGTGGTCCGGGTGCATACACAACTCTCGACACTACCCAGACTATCTCTGGGGCTAAAACATTTACTGGTACTGTATCCCTCGGTAGCTCGGCCACAGCAGTAACTAAGTCTCCTGGCAATAATAGTACGGCAGTGGCTACTACTGCCTATGTGGACGCTGCGGTTTCCGGTTCTTCCACAGACCTGAATGTGGCTGGGGACAGCGGTTCGACAGTAGTTATTGATCCTACTACGGAAACCCTCGGTATTCTGGGCGGGACTGGCCTGAGTAGCGTTGGTTCGGGAAATAACATCACAATCAATCTAGACAACACCGCAGTTACTGCGGGGAGTTATGGTTCAGCAACGGCAATTCCAACCTTTACTGTTGATGCTCAGGGACGTCTTACCGCTGCTGGAACTGCGAGCATTTCCACTACTCTTAACACTGCTGGAGATAGCGGCACAGGTTCTGTTGCTCTCGGTACCCAGTCCCTAACTATTTCCGGTGGAACTGGACTGACTGCTACTGCTAGCAACCAGTCTGTAACCCTTAACCTAGACAATACCACCGTCACTGCCGCGAGTTACGGTTCGGCAAGCTCGGTCGCAACCTTTACTGTCGACGCTCAGGGGCGTTTAACCGCAGCGTCAAGTACGACTATTAGTATTACCCACGAACAAGTTTCAGATTTTGACACGGGTGTTCAACAAAACAGACTGGATCAACTGACTGCCCCAAACACCGCAGTCAGCTTCAATGGCCAAAAGATCACCAACCTTGGCACCCCCACGGAGTCAAACGACGCTGCGAATAAGGCCTATGTAGACAATGCGATTAGCGGCCTGACTTGGAAAGAGTCTGTCAACCTTCTCGCTGCTACGAACGTCTCTCTGACTGGGACAGACGGTACTTTGGCTATTGATGGCCATGCCGCACTTACCTCAGCAGAAGTTGGATATAGAATCCTGCTCATCGCTCAGACTACTTCGAGCGAGAACGGCATCTATGACTACACGGTTACGGGTGGCAACTATACACTTGTCCGGTCTTCTGACGCCAATACCTACCAAGAGCTGATCGGAGCTGCGGTATTTATCAAAGAGGGCACCCTGTATGCCAGTACAGGTTGGCTGCAATCTGACCACTACATTACAAGTTTCTCCGGTCAGGATTGGGTTCAGTTCTCTGGTGCGGGGGCCTATACCGCTGGAGCCGGTCTGAGCAGCACCGGTACAACCTTCAATGTCGGCACGGCAAGTACGTCAAGAATTGTCGTAAATGCTGACAATATCGATCTTGCTACGGTTGGGACAGCAGGGACCTATCAATCCGTATCTGTTGACGCATACGGTCGTGTCACCGCTGGCACTAATCCTACTACGCTTTCGGGCTATGGCATTACCGATGCCCAACCCCTAGATGCAACTCTGACCGCTCTTGCCGGAGTAACAACCAGCGCGGATAAGATCATCTATGCAACTGCAGCGGATACCTTTACCACTGCAACCCTTACCTCTTTCGCCCGAACTCTGATCGACGATGCCGATCAAGCTTCTGCTAGATCGACGCTGGGCTTGGTAATTGGCACTGATGTCCAGGCTTACGATGCTGATCTGGCAACGCTTGCCGGAATGCAGACCGGAGCGGCCTCCGCACTCGCCCTTCTCACCGCTACGGAGATTGGGATTCTCGATGGGGCACTGATTACTACTGCTGAGCTGAACATCATTGACGGAAGCACGTCGGCCACAGCTACTACTTTGGCAACCACTGACAGAATGGTGATCAATGACGGGGGGACGATGGTTCAGGTGGCTCTTAGCGACTTGGTCACATTTTTGGAGAATGGCTCTGTGTCAGGTTTTGATATTGACGGGGGATCCTTCTAATGCCAAGGAATCACAAGATCACAATCCGTAAGGGGTCGACCACCCCTAACCCTGCGGATTTTGTTGAATCTGAGCCAGCTTGGGACAGCACCAACAAGAAACTTTATGTAAAAGCTGCGGACGGGTCGATGGCGGAAGTAGGGGCGGGTAGTGGAACTACTTCCACCGCTTCCTATTCACGAATAATTGCACTGAGTTGAGACATGGCTGAAACCTTTAACAGGGCGTCCGTAGCTCTTTCCAGTACGAGTATTACTGACGTATATCAAGCACCCAATGCTGCGTCAACCGATCGCGCCATTGTTATGAGCTGTCTCGTGGCGAATGTTGACGGCACAGCTCCTTGTAACATTACTCTCGACATCACCAACAGCAGCAACACTGCCATAGCAAAGATTGCTAGTACGATTGCGGTTCCACCCGATGCCTCTCTTGAGGTAATCCCAAACAAGTTGGTCTTGAAACAGGGGGAGAAAATTAGGGCGACAGCAAGTGCTGGTGGGGATCTGGAAGTAACAGTTAGCGCACTGGAGATTACCTGATGAGTCCGCAAGGTGGCGTGATTGGGGTGAATAACGCCCCTACCCTTACTGTTGCATCTGGTGTTTGGCGACTTAGCGAGGCATTGGAGGCGATAAGGGCCAACGAGTGGCCCGGAGGGCCGTTTCTTGTTGATGTTCTCGTTGCTGCGGGTGGTGGTGGCGGTGGTCGCGGGAACAGCGGCACTGGAGGTGGTGGAGGCGCTGGCGGCCTTGTTTTTGGCCACGGGCTTGAGCTTACTCCAGGCACTGCCTATACCATTACGATTGGCGGCGGTGGAGCGGCGGGAGGCACCAATGGAGTTGCTGGTTCAGATGGCAGCAATTCAAGTGCGTTGGGGCTGACGGCTACTGGGGGAGGTGGTGGTGGCGCGTCCTCTACAACTCCACCAAAAGCTGGCGGCTCTGGCGGTGGTGGCTGGGCTCAAAGCACCGCTGATACCTCATCGGTGGGCGCAGCCGGAACCAGTG